CGCTATATCGACGCGAGCGCCGTCGACAAGTGGAGCTTTTACGAAGCCGCGCAATACAACTACGAGCTCGTCCCCGACGGCAGCGGCGGGACCGAGCCGCGCTGGACTTGCAATTGCGTCATCAACACGCGGCAAGAGGCGTACACCGTCCTAAACTCGGTCGCCTCGTCGATGGTCGCGCTGCTCTACTGGAGCAACGGGACAATCTTCATCGCGCAGGATCGGCGCAGCGGTCCGCCGACGCGGCTTTTTACGCCCGCCGACGTCGAGAATGGGCTCTTCGACTATCAGGGCACCGACTATCGCTCGCGCTGGACCGCCGTCGCGGTGACGTGGAACGACCCGAGCGACCAGTACAACGCCGCCGTCGAGCTCGTCCAAGATCAAACGCTCGTCGCGCAGCAGGGCTACCGCGAGACGCAGCAAGCCGCTTACGCCTGCACCGCGCGCGGCCAGTCTCAGCGCTTCGGGCGTTGGATGATCTACACGAACCAATTCGAGACGGAGGTCGTCACCTTCCGCATCGGGCTCGAAAACGCCGACGTCCGGCCCGGCGAGGTCGTCTCCATCAGCGACCCGAGCCGCGTCGGCGCCCGGCTCGGCGGGCGGCTGCTCGACGATCCCGGCGCCGACACGCTGACGCTCGACGCGATGCCCGATCAGATGATTTCCGCGCCCGCGGCGTGGACGCTCTACGTCGTCGTCGGGAGCGCCGCCGACGCCGACAAGCCGACCGTCATCGCCTGCGCGGTTCAGGCGGTGCTCGGCAACAATCAAATCCGCGTCGTCGGCAAGCTCGATACGATGGCGGCCGGTTGCATGTGGATGGCGTCGTCGGCCGACGTCGAGCCGACGCATTGGCGCGTCGCGTCGGTCAACGACCGCGGCGCGGGCTCGTACGAGATCCTCGCGACCGAGCACCACGAGGAAAAATTCGACTACGTCGACGACGGCGTCTTGATCCCGCCGCCGGTCTTCTCGCTCGTCCCGACCGGCACTCTTACGCCGCCGCTCGATCTCCGAAAGCAGGAGTACATCTACCTCGACGGCGCGGGCACGCCGCAATTCGGCGTCGTGATGTCGTGGCAAGCCTCGCCCGATCCGCGCGTGACTTCGTACCAACTCGAAATGAGCGGACCGGGCGGCGACTATCGCCGCTTCTTCAATGTGACGACCGTCGCGGTAGACATCCCGGCGATGCGCCAGGGCGAGTGGCTCGCGGTGCTCCGCGGCTTCGACGCGCTCGGCCGCCGGACGTTGCCGATCTCGCTCGACTTTACGCCGGTCGGTCTCACCGAAAAGCCGCTACCGCCCGCGTCGCTCTTCATCACGCCGCAAGGTCCGACCTCGACGCTAACGTGGGTGCCGTCGGGCGAGCTCGACGTCGTCTTCTACTGGATACAGTGGAGCCCGCTAACCGACGGGACCGCGACGTGGGAGACGGCGACGACGTCCATCGCCCGCGTCAATCGCAACACGACGCAAATAACGACGCCGACGCGCGCCGGCACGTTCATGATTAAGAGCATCGACGCGCTCGGGCAGGAAAGCGTCGACTTCGAGGCGGCGATCCTCCTGCCGCAGATCACCGAACAGGTACAAGTCGCCGTCGAAGCCGAGCAGCCCGACTGGCTCGGCGATCTCGGCGCGCATTGGCACGCCCACGCGCCCGAGCTCGATCTCCCGCCGCCGAGCGCGGCCGAGACGGTCCCGCCAAACGTCTATCCCGGCGACCGCGCGCTCGCGATCAATTCGTCGCCGACCCGCGTCGACGTCTACGGCTTCGCGAATTCGCTCGACCTTGGGATCGTCTGCAACGTCTCGATGGTCGCGCTCGTCGAAGCCTACGGCTCGTTGCTCGGGCGGACGATGTCGACGTGGATACCGCTCGCGTCGCAATCGCCGCTCGCGATGGGCGTCAGCGGCTCGATGGCGGCGTGGGTGCCGCTCGCGTCGGCGGTGCCGCTCGCCATCGGCCGGTCAAATCAGTGGGACGCCCATATCGACGTACGCGTCAGTCAAGACGGCGTCGCCTTCAACGACTGGACGCCGCTCAAGTCGGCGCTCATCGCGGGCCGCGCCTTCGAGTGGCGGCTCGTCGGCTCGATATTCGATCTCGCGACGACGCTCCGGATGAAACGCGCCGAGGTCGACGTCCAAGTCCCGTCGCGGTCGCTCCGCGGCGACGACGCGGTGCTCGATGGGACCGGCCATCTCGTCGTGACGTACGCGCGCGACTTTCTCGCGACGCCGACCGTCCAGCTAACCGCGCGGCAAGACCTGGCACCCGGCGGCAACATCGTTCTCGTCGAGAGCGACGCGCATCACTTCAAGGTCGAGCACCGCAACGCGGCGGGCACGGCGACGCCGGGCGGTTCCATCGACTACTTCGTCCAAGGGTACGGGGGCTATTCATGAGCCAGTACGATTTCGGCACCATCGATCCCTATACGGACGACGGCGTCACGCTCGCCGACATGCTGAACAACTGGCGCGATGCGGTCCACTCGTGGCACCGCGGCGCGGCGCGGCCGAGCTACGCCGTGCCCGGTATGGCTTGGATCAACGACACCGGCGGCCCGACCAATTGGCTGGTGATGGTCTACCTCGGGCCGAGCGTCGGCGACTTGATGCTGTTCACCTACGACACGACGACGGGCGCGATCTCGGCGAGCGCCGCGATCCTGCTCGCGCAATCGGCCGCCAATCCGTCGATGCGATGGAACGCGACCGGCAACGCCGCCGACGTCAAGGCGTGGCGCGCGACGGTGCCCGCGGCGGGCACGCTGCGCTTCGGCGCGTACAACGACGCGGGCGTCGAGGTCGGCGCCATCGTGTTCAATCGCGACGGAAAGCTGATCGCCGACCTATCGCTCGCGACCGGCCTCCCGCCGCAGGGCGTCTTTATCGGCACCGCGCCACCGGGCTCGCCGCTAGTCGGTCAGCAGTGGTGGAAGTCCGACGACGGCGTGATGTACCTGCGCTACGACGACGGCAACTCGGTGCAGTGGGTGCCCGCCGTGCCGGTCGGCGGCGTCACTGGCAGCACGCTCTTGCAGACGGTTGACGGCCGCAACGGCAACCTACAGAGCGCCTCGGTGGGCATAGCACTTAACGACACCGTGCCGCTCGTCACCGCGGGTTTTCAATACTTCTCGACGTCGATCACGCCGCGCAAGGCAAGCTCGACGCTAGAGGTCGACTTCCTCGTCGACTTCACCACGAACCCGTCCGATCACACGATCTTCGCGATGTTCCGAGACGGCCTGAACCCGGCGATTGCCACCGGCTACGTCTTGACGCCCGGCCCGACCTCGGGCGCGCAATGCGTGATCAAGGCGCGCGTGCCCGCCAATGCCGCGAGCCCGACGACGTTCACGGTGCGCGGCGGCACCAACGGTGCCTCGCCGATCTACGTCAACGGCACCACCACCGGCCGCTTAATGGGCGGCACGCTCGCGTCGGGCCTCATCATCAAAGAGTGGAGCTAAACAATGGCCGCGCTCGACTTCCCCGCCTCGCCTGCGGTCAATCAGCTTTACACCGCGCCCAACGGCGTCACGTACCAGTGGACCGGCGTGCTGTGGGTCGTCTACGGCGGCGGCGGCGGGCTAATCCTCCCGGTCGCCGCGCCGACCTACGACAGCACGAGCGCGCTCATCATCGACAACGGGACGTGGACGACCGGCTCGAATACCGTGATGCAGATCACGCAGGGCCAGCAGGTCTTCTCGCGCAGCTTCACCGCGCTCGATGCCACCCATCCCATCGAAGTCGACGCCACGCTCAACATCGGCGCAGGTGGGGCCGCGATTACGGCAGTCGCGGGCCTGTTCATCGACGGCGCACCCGCCGCCGTGGCGCAAGGCATCGAGGTTATCAACGCGACGTGGAGCAGTCCGCCGCTTCGCATCCGTTGGCAGGGCGTGCTGGCCGCAGGGCCGCACACTTTCTCAATTCGCTTCGCGGGCAATGCCTCCAACGCCAATCTGAACGGCCAAAACGGCGGGCCAATCGGCGGCGGGGCGATGGCCACCAACATGACGATCCGCGAAGTCGGCGTCGGCATACAGGGGGCACCGGGCGTGCCCGGCGCGGCCGGGCCGAACAACGCCGCATCGGTCGTCGGTCGTCGCGTCACCAACGACGTCACGACGCCCGCGACCAAGGTGTCGCTGAGCGCGGTGTCGGCGGCGCTCGCCAACGCGGCGGGCGCAATCACGCTAGTCAACGCGCCCAACGTGACCGTCGATCTCACGACCGGCGCGTCGGTGTCGACGGCGAACGGCATGGACGGGCACGCGCGCGGCGCGATGGCGTGGATTTATCTCTACCTGATCGCCACGGCCGCGGGCGCAGTGGCCGGGCTCGGCTCGACGTTCGGGCCGCCGACGGGCGGGCCGACGCTGCCGAGCGGCTACACCAGCTGGGTCTATATGGGCGCGATGCGCGTCGATGGCGCGGGCAATCTCCTACGCACGCTGCAACTCGGCAACCGCTCGCAGTACGTCAACACGGGCGCCGGGCTGCCGGTAATTTGCTCGGGCGTGCAAGGCAGCATCAGCACGCCGACCTACGTGGCGCAGCCGGTTGCCGCTTTCGTACCGCCGTCGGCTAACTTTATCCGACTGGTGCCCTCAACCGACGGCAACGTCTTCGTGATGGTCGCGCCAAATGCCAACTACGGCCCGAGCGCCAACTACACCAACCCGCCGCCGATCAAGATACCCGGCGATGCGGGCAGCGGCGGCGGCTCTTCCATGACGGCGCAACTGCTGCTCGAAAGCGGCAACATCTACGTCGCCACCAACGGCAATGCGCACATCTTCTGCCTCGGCTGGGACGACTACTGCTTGTGAACCCGAAGGAGCAATCACCATGCCCTACAAGCCCGGCGACCGCGTGACCATCACGCCACTCAAAAACCGCGAAGGCCGCATCGTCTCGTCCCCTATGGCGCCCGTCGTGGGCGAAGGGCTCACCGCTTACCGCGTGCGCTACGAAGA